TCAGTTGGTGGTTTGAGTGCGGAGTTTCTGCTCCCAGGCCCAGGCGCTGCGAAGCGTTTCTTCCACTGTTTCAGTAGCTTTCCATCCCAGTACTTCGTTGGCAATGGTAGGATCGGCCCACACTTTTTCAATATCCCCCTCGCGACGGCCCACGATTTTATACGGTACCTTCACCTCATTCACTTTTTCGAACGTAGTGAGGATTTCGAGTACCGAAAGCCCGCGACCCGTACCTAAATTGAAGGTTTCGACATTCGACAGCGACTTGCCCTGCAACATCCGTTTCACGGCTACCACATGCGCCTTCGCCAGATCCACCACGTGTATGTAATCGCGGATACACGATCCGTCGGGGGTGTCGTAATCGTCGCCGAACACCTGCAACTGCTTCCGGATCCCAATGGCTGTCTGGGTCACAAAAGGCAGCAGATTATTGGGCACTCCGTTGGGAAGTTCGCCGATTTCCGCCGTACTGTGAGCCCCAATCGGGTTGAAGTAGCGAAGAATAATGCTTTGGTAACTGGCCGGTGCGGCATGAATGGTATCTCTTATGATTTCTTCGCCAATCTGCTTCGTATTCCCGTAAGGCGACATGGCAGGTTTAATCGGGGCATCCTCGGTTACCGGAAGTACATCGGGCTGACCATAAACAGTACACGACGACGAAAACACAAAATTCCTCACCTTGTGAATCGGCATCAGTTGTAATATATTGATGAGCGATACCAGGTTGTTGCGATAATACATCAGAGGCTTTTCGACCGACTCGCCCACAGCCTTACTGGCAGCAAAATGAATGATGGAATCGATGTTTTCATATTTAGCAAACATACGGTCCATACTTACGTAGTCCACACAGTCGATATTTTCAAAGGCGGGACGAACACCGGTAATCTTCTCGATTCCATCGAGTACCGCTACATTCGAATTCGAAAGGTTATCGACAATTACTACTTCGAAGCCTTCGTTGATAAGCTCCACCACCGTGTGGGAGCCAATATACCCGGTACCACCGGTCACTAATACTTTCGACATATGCTTAAGCTTTATATAATTGAGCAGGATATACCCCTTTGCGAACCAATTCATTGAGTTTCAACACCACTTGCGGACGGTCTTCGGCATAGGTAACCCCAAACCATTTAGAGCTCGTATCCAGCACCTTGCAGGTAGCTTTACCCGTCACGATCAACTCGTTCACTGCCAGCGGAATATAATACTCCGATTTGAGCTCCTGACCTCTTTCTTTCAGAAAGGATTTGAAAATCTCTTCCGAATACTCAAAATAATCGGGTGTGAATCCCCACATATTCATCGACACCGGTGTATTGGCCGGTATGGAAACTTCTTCTCCTTTTTCGTCGAGGTAAATAATATCGCCCGATTTCTCCTCGATATGCGTACGTTCGACTACCGTCTGCAACAAATTGTTTTCGTCGACCACACATACACCGCGACTTACGGCACCACTTTCCGACAAGGTATTCCCAACATGATAACCCACCATGCAATACTCATTCTGCTTGCCGGTTACCCCCGTCAGAAAATCGGCCAATACCTTGAACGATTCCTGTCCGTAAAAATCATCGGCATTAATCACAGCAAACGGCTCTTTAATCACGTCCTTACCCATTAGCACCGCATGGTTGGTTCCCCATGGCTTTTCGCGGGCCGGATTGTAACTAAATCCTTCAGGAATATTGGCAAGGTCCTGAAATACAACTTCTACATCGATCAGGTTTTTGTATTTATTAATGACGATCGCGCGGAAATCCTTTTCAAAACTTTCACGGATCACAAACACTACTTTTCCGAAACCGGCGCGAATGGCGTCGTAAATCGAATAATCCATGATGGTTTCTCCACTGGGTCCCAGACCGTCGAGCTGCTTTAAACCGCCGTAACGACTACCCATTCCGGCTGCAAGTACAAATAAAGTTGGCTTCATTCTGACTATTTTTAATTCGTGCTGCAAAAATACTCATTTTTTTTGAATCAAAACAGCTTTTTTCCGGAATAAAAGCTCGTGTGGGCAAACAGTTTTCAGCTTATTGACAATTTAATAACGCTCCTGGAGAAGGGCTTCCGGCATTCATCATATTTTTTTAATAGCATTTGTTAATTTTTCAGGAAACATACTTTGACATAAATTAAATTTACCGTATATTTGCATCTATTTGCTAATTTAATCAATATTTTACAAAAAATAGTTGTACGAAACAGGCGGTCTATACTTCTTACCGAAGAACAGAAAAACAAGGCCTGCGTGTGGAGTACACCATAAAAAAGTATCCAATGAAAAAAGTATTCTTCTTCGTAGCGCTGGCAGGTATGCTATTTACATCCTGTGAAAAAGAGGTTGATGTGCGCGATGCGTATGTAGGCGATTGGACTGCCGAAGTCTCGGGCGCTATTGTGATGAACATGGACAATGAACCGATGGGTGAATCGCCGATCAGCATGCAGGAGCAAATGTCCGTTTCGAAAGTGACAACTTCCGGCGACGAACTCAGCATCAACGGATTGATCTGTAAATTGAAGGGTAAAGAGCTGATTTTTGAAGACGAAACCAGCACTGCTTCTATGAATGGCGTAGACACACACATCACCGTCAAACGCACCGGCAGTGCCGAAAAAGACAAAATCGTCATCAATGAGACCTACGAAGGCACCTGGACCATGACGATGCTGATGATGAGCGGCACCATCAGCGGCTCCAATGTAATTACACTTACACGATAACCACAGCAAGGGAAGTTGAAACTAACCGGCTATCAATTAAGTTTTTACGCCATTTAAGCTCATAATTTCGTTATTTTTTTCAGAAAAAGTTAGCGCGATTGGCTTCTGGAGAAGAAAAAAATTTATATCTTTGCAGCCGGTTTTTCAAACTAAAACCCGGCCGACTCCGTAGCTCAGCTGGTAGAGCAACAGACTCTTAATCTGTGGGCCGTGGGTTCGAGCCCCACTGGGGTCACTTAAAAAAATGCTAATCTACTGAATATCAGCGATTAGCATTTTTTATTTCATTCTCCGTGTCCACCAAATGTCCACCAAAGCTTTTTTAACATATATGTGGTACTTCAAAGATGGCCCACAATAACCCTCGTTTTTGGTCCTCCGAAGATAGAAAAAACTTTCCATGCCCACAATATTTTTATAGAAGTCAAAATTTGACTACCTTTGTAGTGTGTGCCCCAAAGCACTTATTTTTCATAGTTAAGGTATAGGTTAAATGTACAATGGGTGGCTGTGAAGTTACCCAATGTTTTTTTACTCCACCTCCAACTTTCTAAGTGATCTCAAACGAACTATTCCAATAATCCAAAGTGCATATATTAACTTAAAGGGATAGGGAGAATTGTCCGCCAACCATATTTCAATATGTAATCATACTTTGCCTTGAAGTAATAGTTAGAAAAGATGTATATTCCGGTTTCAAATTGAAAAACAATTTCATCAACCGAATAACACATCTCCCCTGTTTCACTTAAACGTCAAAAAACCTTTCGTCTTCCTACCAGAAAACTTCGAACCTTAAAAGACCGAATAGCTGGTAGTAATCTAGTATAATAGTTTTTTAATGCAAGGTGAAAGGTAAGCCCTCGATAAAGTACATGTTGTAGGATTTGAAATTTACCGAGACCTTTGCAGGCAAAGTTTACATTATGATTCCAATCAGCAAATAAGAATTCAAGGCGATTGTGGATCGCAAGCAGCAAAGCGGATTAAGCATTAGTGTTTTTTTCTAATGAAACATACCGCGTTTCGAGTTTTCATTTTTGGAAAAGTATGTTTGGATTTGCAAGACCCTACCGATCGCAAAGTTGTAAAGAGCTTGCCCCTCTTGCTATCGCACCGGTTAGGTTGAATTCGGCACTTCCCGGTACAGCTTGTTCATCACAACCTGAGGATGTCACTCCGGGTGAAATTAACATCAAGTTCCCGGGTGGTGTGGAAGTTTGTTTTCAGGTCAGCAACAAACGGAGATTGCCCTTCAGATGCTTAACCAACGTTACCCGGCCTATGTTCTCGCTAAATGATATAATTCGTTATTTTTAAGTCCCGGCAAAACCTATTTGCAAAAAGGACTCCACCTTGTGTGGTGATGTTCAAAACCAAATGGGTTATGAAGTCCGTATGGTCGCGATATTTTATTTTCATCAGTCGCAACCGCACCACCATCAAGCTTCTTCATGCCGAAAATGGCGGATTGGTTCTGTATATGAAACGGCTCGAAGAAGGCAACCTTGAGTAAGCTTGCTTACGATCTCGAATACCGATAGTACCTAATGGACTGTCAGGATCTGGTGATGATGCTAAAGTGCATTCGTGAAGACCCGGTTACCAGACTTAAACGCCTGAAAGCGTTGCGAAAACAGTTATGATTTAATTATTTCAAGAATCAATTCAACTTTATCCATTATTTGATATTATTCCAATTAAGTTTTACTTAATCTGAAGCCCCTAGAATTTCAAATTTTTTACTATTGATACTTCCATAATTTTCACCAATTATTGTTTGCACAAAGTTATCTCATTTTCTATATTGAACTAAGACAACCGAGCATCGTCCGTATCCGCCGCTACAACGTGCATTACAAACCTCTTTCCGGCATAATCGACCTGGCACTGGATGCTAAAATGTACATGAAGTCGGTCAAAGGTAGCGGAATCGTACGCTATAAAAAATCTCTAAACTGGCTATGCAAATTAAATATTAATTTTTGCGAAAAGAGGGTTCAGTTCAATGTGATTTCACCCTCTTTTTATTCGGATACCTATCCGGGAACAAATCCGGATATTCAATTCTCAAAGACTTTACATCTATTTTGAGACAGCCTCTTTGTTACTGCTCTACACCCAACCAATTATTTTAACAAAGTAGCAACAACTATCACAATAGGTTATCGTCACGCCATAATTCAAGCTGTTCGTATGCCAATTTTAGAGGGTCAGCTTGTAAAAAATCGTTCATCATTTCGAGTTTGCCGTTGTCAAGCCATTCTTTTTCAGCCTTGGGGTTTATTATTACGGGCATTCGTTTTTTAGAGTTATGTACAACCGACATGAGCGCATTGGCTTCGGTGGTAAGTATGGTGTATGTGTGAAATGTTTCACCTGTAACATTATCTTTCCACACATTCCAAAGTCCGGCAAATGAAAATAACTCATCACCGGGTAGGTGAATAAGATATTTTAGTTTTTTCTTGCCTTTGGGGTCGAGCCATTCCCATTCGTAAAAACCATCAGCAGGGATTAAACAACGCTGCGATGTGCTTTTTTTAAATGATGGTTTTTTGTGAATAGTCTCAATTTTAGCATTCAGAGTACTGTTTTGTATGCTTTTATCTTTTGCCCAATCGGGCAGTAAGCCCCATTGTGCAAACTGAATAATCTCTTGCTTGTCGTTTGTAATAATGGCGCAAAAAGGATGTTCGAAGCCGTTTACATCTCCTGTTCTAAACAGTTCGGGATTTTCGAGTTTCGCCTTGTAGCGTTTTTCGAGTGTTTGCGCATCTTTCGATTGTTTGGAGTGGAAGCACATATTCACATACAAACTATGAATTAATCAGGTTTTTACGGTAATTATTTCGTCTAAGTTGGTGGTATAGCGTGGCGATAGGCGTTCCTGTTTCATTTTCCATACACGACCCGTATCCTGTACAGCCAACCGTACTTTTTGTTGTCCTAACGAATGATTGATTTTATCGATCGCTTTCATTACTGCAATATGCTTTACATTGCGGTTATCGAACAAGTTTAATTGCTGATTATCTTCAGGGGTGAAATCTCCTACAATAACCCCTGCTTTTTTATATCCATACCCCTTTACGAAAATATGTTCAAGCCCAATTACAGCAAATTTTACTAACTCGATGGATGAATTGGTGGCGTAAGGAAGTTTGATAACTATGTTTTTGCTGTATTGGGGTTGGTCTTCTCTGAAACCATTGGTGTGAATAAAAACCATAATGCTGTTGCAGCAGGAGTGTTGACGGCGTAGTTTTTCGGCACATGAAACCGCAAAACTGGCTACCCTTTCTTTTATTGATGCAAAATCGCTGTAATTATGGTCGAAAGTACGTGTTGTCGCAATGTTCTTTTTGTCTTTTACTTCTTCGAGTAGTAGAGTGGGCTTTCCTTCCAGATCGTGTTTCAGGCGTAATCCCATTACGGTCATTTTGTCGCGCACCCAACTATCCGATAATTGTGTAAACTGATAGGCGGTTAGCACATTCATTTCCTGCAATCGTCGGGCATGTCGTCGTCCTATTCCCCAGACATCTGCAATTTTTAACCACTTCAATGCTTTTATGCGCTGTTCCTCGGTTTCAATTTTGTAAACGCCATCTGTTCGTTCTGTAAATTTTTTGGCTATGCGGTTGGCAACTTTAGCCAATGCTTTAGTAGGGGCAAAACCAACCGAAACAGGAATTCCTGTCCACTGCAAAACACGTTTGCGCATTTCGCGGCCTATCGCTTCGAGGTCGTGGAGCTCGAAACCCGAAAAATCCAAAAAAGCTTCGTCGATGCTGTAAATTTCCATATTTGGACAAAAAGCACCCAGAATAGTCATTACACGATTACTCATATCTCCATACAGCGCAAAATTCGAGGAGAAAACATGAACTTCGCCTGATTCCATAAGATCTTTAAACTTAAAAGCGGGTGCGCCCATGGGTACTCCTAATTCTTTGGCTTCGTTGCTACGTGCAATAACGCACCCATCGTTGTTCGAGAGAACCACAACTGGTTTGCCATTGAGCGAAGGATTAAAAACCCGTTCGCACGAGGCATAAAAATTATTGCAATCAATCAGGGCGAACATAAAGTTAGAAATTAGAAGTCAGAGTGATTTTATTACGTGCGTTACAATTCCCCAAATCATCAGGTTATTGCCTTCTTTCAGTTGAATGGGTTGATAGGCTTTGTTGGCTGGCATTAGCCAGAGTTCATCATTTTGTTTTTTTATGCGCTTCACCATAAATTCGCCATCGATATAGCAAATAGCAATTTTATTATCCACAGGGTCGATACTTTTATCAACAATCAGCAAATCGCCATCGAAAATACCTGCGTCTTTCATCGAATCGCCTTTAGCACGTGCATAATAAGTTGCTGAGGGATGTTTGATTAAATGCTTGTTGAGGTCGATGCTAATGTCAATAAAGTCAGCGGCAGGGGAGGGGAAACCTGCTTGAATTCCTTCGAGCAATGGCAACACATGCTCGGTATCGGTTTGAGCCGAATATATATCTAAATATTTTGAACAGTGTAGTTGTAAAGCTGACATAATCAGTGATAAAACTAATTTTGTGTGTTTAATTATTAATGGCTGTAAAGATAGAATTTAATATGTAATTCACTCTCTACTGGGCATTGTTTTTTTTAAATTGCTAATTAACTTTCACAGTCAGTAAAAAAACTTGGCAATGACCATTTTTTATAATGTAGATGAACTTTGATAACCTATCGCTGTACTTATGTTCCCCTTTTCACTGCATTCTTGATTCCTGTTTACAGAAGCAGGTCTGTTGTCTATACCCCTTGCCTTTTGGCTAAAGCGTATCATCGTCGTTCGCTTTTCTGTTTTGCGTATATTCAATTAAGTGGCGTTATTTACGTAGATGTACCTTTACAGTAACAAGTATTAGTTGGAAATCACCAACAAAACCGTTTCTACAGAAATGATTATCTACGAAATATTATTAAAAGTGATGCTTAATATCAGACACTTAGATAGTTGATTTATACTTCACTATTGATAATTGCCTTTTGATATTTGTACCCCCCGTATAAACTACACTAAACTTTATTACTTTTGAGCCGATTTTCACCGATTTCTGCTAAAAAGTTCATAAATCGCTGGAGTTTAATGGAGTTTTGTTTGTTGCCAATAACCCAAGTGTAGCGATGTTAGTTTCAGAAATTTCTATCTACCAATGCTTCATTACAGATGCGGTGCCAAATCCCAAAAGTCCTAATTAGTAATGGATAGCATTGTATAATCAGTTAAACTCTAAAGCACAAGCAAAATCATCAATACTTTAAAAATTAATAACGTATGATGCTGATGCTCCTGTTTCATTTGCTTTTAAAGCGAAAGGTTCATCATTTTTTGAAACATGAATTTCAATATTAGGAATTCCTCCTTGATAAAATCCAATTTGTACGCTACAATTAAATCCCTTTTTAACAGGTCCGAATGTTTGACCCCAACTACTTGTCAGAAAACCACTATTACTATATGTCCCATCAGGGGTAGATGCAGTCCAATTGCTAAATCTACCATATGGTACAGGAGCTTTAATAATATAATTCACATAGTAATTGTCTTTGTTTAATGTGCTATTATTGTCTATTTCCTCTTCACAACAAGAAAAAAAGGTCAAAATGGATAATGAACTAATTATCAACAGTCTTAACGTTAGAAAACATTGTTTTGGAAAATACGATTTCATTATATTTAATTTTTACGATACTTGTTACTGTAATTATTCTTATTTCTTACATTTCTGTGGTCAAGCTTGCAGTTAACAAATGACACAAAACAGCGCTCCCGATAGGTTTACGATTATTGCAAAAATACGTTTTTATTTTCCAAATTCAGTAAACAAAATACATGTTTTACAGCATACATATTTGTACTATTATTCAAATGTGTTATGATGCATACCCTAAGATAGAGCTAAATAATCGACATTATCAAGTATTAACTTCGAAGTGTTTAACTGATTGATGTTAAATTCAATTGTAACCACCAGCAATTACTCTCAGTGCATGAACACATATTTGGTTAAGAACAATACACTTAAAACACAAAATCCCCGACTTATTAAGCCAGAGATTCTGCCAATTGTTTTGAAATTACCTTATAAACTACAATCCGCTATCAGCATCCGAATACGACATATACTCACAACTATCAGCCGGGCTCATATCAACATACAGCTCACAATCCGGGCAAATTCTTGTTTCGAGCAATCCTTCATTATAAAGTGCTTCTTTAGGCGTCAGGATATATAAATCCCGGCAAATATCACAACGTACTTTCATGTTTTTCAGATTTAATGGATTCAACAACTTGATTTATGTTCGCTTCAAACCGGATAATATGGTTTTCAGTTCCACCACGGAACTCCCGTTGAAGCATCTCTTTTGTGGGTTGAGAAAGTCCGGTATAGGCAGACCGAAGTTTGCCTGCCATTCCGGAGATTGATTTTAGTTTGCGAAGGTCTCGTCTGTTTGCTAACATAACTTTGTTTTAATGATTGATTAGATTCAGCTTTTTCACCAGTTCCGGCACTGTGGTTCCGTAGGTTCGCTTTTCATCTTTGACAGCTACTGCCAGCTTCTTTTCTCTTGGAGAGATTGCATACTCGATGCTGTAACCATTGCAATAAAGCGTTATTTCAGCTTGTCTTGTCTTTGTCATGATTACCAGCTCCTCATATTACGTTGATAGTTTACCTTGCTTCTCAGGGCATCAACCCAAGCGCTTTTAATTTCCTCATCGAGAATGTCCATTACTGCTTTGTAGGTGCCATAACGATTGCCATAAGTTGAGTAACTTATCACCGGGTCGGTTTTGATGTATTCCAACACCTCTTCGGTTTTGTCTCCGAATAATCTTTTAAGTCCGAAGTTAAACTTTGCAACCTGACCGTACTGGTCAGTAGTGCAGGTTGAGTACATTTCAACCAGCTTTTCTTTGATGAATTCTTTCATAACTGTAAAGCTTCTAAGACGTTTTCTTTAAGAGTGTTTGGGAAAATCCATCCAGCTCCACAAGTAAGCCGGAAGTTAAACTTACCACCAAGGGCTTTTAATTTGTCTTTTAGGGGCTTTGTATCACCGATTACAGCAAAGCTTTTGGGTGAGTATTCTACGACTTGTATTCCTTCAGGAGAAGCAACAGAAGTAAGCTTTTCCGGAATATCGTACTGAAAAGAGAATAAATCATTGACACCTTTGGCATCCGGGTTTTCTACTACCCTTATGTTGGTAGCATTGAATGGAAAATCGGTTTCTGACCAGTACTCCCGAAGTAGCTGCTGGTCGACAGCCTTATACCTGTCAGGAAGAATTTCTTTAACCTGTTTGGTGAGTTTCTTCACTTCTTCCGACATGTACCGATTAATGAATACGAACTTCATTCCTCCGAAAACAGTATTGAAACAGGAAGGTGAAAAATCCCAATAGTCGCCTGTAACATCACTTTTATGGCTTTCAAACTTGCGCATTACATCATCTACCTTTTCGCTCACTAATCCATCGTACCAGCTAATTCTGACAGATCTGTCACCATCTTTGTTCACTGAAAACTTATGGTCGGGAAAGTGATGCTTCAACTCGGCGACAATGTTTGCCTTGACTGCCCTGTACCAATCCTTACAATCGTTTGGTATCGGTGTTAAGTGAGGATAACGGCCCGGTAGTTCTGCAAGCTCATTCTGCTCTGCCTGTCGTTTTTCTTCATTCATTTTGGCAATCTTCCTCTCTATCCATTCAGCACGCCTGATAGCTGCTTTTACTCGTGATTCAGGGAAGATATGGTTATCGACATCATCCCAGTAGAAACCAATTCCAAACTTTTTTGAAACAGGCTTACTATAAGTATCAAGATAATTTTTGGGGCTGGCAAAGTAAGCGTTCGGACTCCAGCGGGAAATCAAACACATCTCCTGACCACGTTTTGTCATTGGGCCTGTAATGCAGTAAATACTTTCTGAACCGAATGCTCCATAAGCATATACTTTCATTCCGATTGGAAGTTCATTTAAGGGCTGCGCTTTTTGCAGCCCGTTTGGTGTGAAATTGTGAACTATAAGTTTCATAACCTGATATTTTATTGATTAGATTTTTCCTTCATCGCAAAATGAATAATAACCGTTTAAATCTCCCGGGACTATGATATGATCCAGTAATCGCATTTGCATGAAATCACATGCTGCTTTTAGTTTCTGAGTGATTCTTTCATCCTCTTTGCTGGGAAACAACTGGCCTGAAGGATGATTATGGCTGATTGCAATGGTGGTAGCTCCGCATAGGAGTGCTTCTGTCATAATCATCCGCACATCTACTACCGTGTGACAGGTTCCACCCGATGAATGCCTTGTCCAGCCTATTGTTTTGTTACCATTGTTCAAGTAAAGGACAACCATAGATTCAATGATTTCGACGGTGTCTTGGTCGTACATTTCTTTGAATACTTCATAAAGATGTTGAGAACATGTAACGAGTGCTTTTTTAAGGTGCCCTGCTTTGTACTTGATTGAAATTTCGGGCATGGGGCTTTTGTAAACTGTCATGATGTAAAAAATTTTAATTGATTAGTTGCTATTATTTTACGAAATCGTTTAATGATGTTTTGACTGAAAGTTTGGACTGCATCGAAGGTGCATGCTCAATCCAGGCTATCTCTTTTGCTTTCTCCCGGGCTTTCTGCTTATTTTCGGCCCGGACTAAGTAGTAGGAATTGTAAAGCAGTGTGCCCTGCCTTGTGACCTTTGTGTATACTTTGAAGAGTTGCATAGTGGATTACTTTAATTTGTTGACCATGTAGTTTATTTCACTCTCTGTAAAAGGAAGTTGTTGCTGATGTTTAAGCTTGATAGTTTTTTCAACTCCTAAATCAGCTACCACTTTGTTGTACATCTTTTCATTATCGCATTTCAGAAAGAAGATATACAGTTCCTGAAGCTGGGCTTCGTGTTCTTTATTCAACTGGCCGATTTCATTCTCGTAATTCTGAAGAAGCTGTTCCTTCTCCCGAATGTGCTTAAACTCGTCTGCTATGATTGAGGTTCCGTTTTCTATCGGGAAATCCTTTTTGATGTTTTCAATCATCACTGGAATATCTTTTCCGAATTTTTCAGCGAAGGAACCATTACCTTCAAGTAGGTTGAGAAGTAATTCGACTTCTTTATTTTTAGTTATTAAGCTCATATCTATTTGATTTACTGCTATTTAATTATGAAGCAAACTTACTTTAGTATATTTGTATTGTCAATACTTTTAGAGTTGGTTAACTCTGTGTTTAATATTGTTTAACTAATTGACATACAGCGCATTAAAAACAAAGCCCTCGTTTCACAACGAAGGCTCGGCATAATCGCAAACTAATCTGTTAATACAACTTTTTGATTAAAAATTGAAACAACCTATAGATGTAGGTATGAAAGAAAAAAAACAAAACAACAATGGCAATCAAAACAACATATGGTAATTTGGTATTCTTCTTTTCAGCATTGATACTGGCAACTTCAACTTTTACCAGGCTATCGATATTGTATCTCTCTCGTAAATACTCATCAAATGATTTTGATAAGCTTCTAGTGCCGCTTGAAGTTATTTGATGGGTATTATTGAGTTGTGATTTTAAAACGCTTAGAGTCGCTGTAATGGACTCTTTTTTAATTGGTGGGGTACCAGTAATTTCAGAAACAGGTTTTTCGGTATCAAACTCCCGAACGATGGAGATCAACTCAATGTTTTGTGTCGAACTTTGTTCAGTAGCGATATTCTCCGCTTTTAGTTGAGTGTTAACAGTGTCAACAACGACTTTACGAACCAGTTCAGTTTCCCCTGAACTTTGTTTTGAAATAATTGGTGAAGGTTTCCGGTGAACAGAACACGCACTCAACAACAGTATGTTAACTATCATCAGCTTTGTAATCCTTAAATCCATCTGCTAACCTTATATATCTGTTTTTTTAACCTTCTTTTTCGATAAACACCATCCCCTTCCCGACTCCCGGCTTCGTTTGTGTTTCCTTCAACTGTAATACAGAAAGATGAATTTTCAGCCCATTGATCAATAAAACCAACATGAGCTATCCGACCTTTGGAGGAGAAGTAAATACCGAAAACATCGGCCTGAACCGGAATAAGATTCTGTTTTGAACCATGAGTGTAGATAACCTTTTTAGCCGGGAACCATGAAGGAGAATAAGCACTGATAACGGTTTCAACTCCGGCTTGCTGGAAGGTCCATGTGACAAAGGCAGCACACCATGGCTGGCCTTTTTTCAGACCGCATGATTTCAAATACATCTCCACCTTTTCACCATCATTGTTTCCGGTTCGTTCCCTTACTCCAATTTCTGCTGAATAAATACCGACAACCTTTTGCCTTATGTCAGCACGAAGGAAAGAGCTACAAGTGAAAACACAAGCGAGAAGAACACCATATACGACAATAGAACCTTTTCCCATACATCTAACTGCTGAAATGCGTTTTTAAATTCATCCTTCAAAAATCTTCTCAATGAGCCAAAGATTAAGCCCATTGCCAACCATGCAACCGATAAAAAGGTGAATAGTAAAATGATTGAAAAGATCGGAATCTGAAAAATTCCGGAATCATAAATACCAACCGTTTCATCCAATGCCCTCAAAAACTCAATGCTTATCACCCATGCCAGTAAAGCAATGGGTATTGAATACAACTCCGGAAAGCTTTTTAGCTTACCTTTAATCCACCCCACAATGTTCATCATAACCTATTGTCTGTATTGTTTATCTGCTTTGGTGTTTAACACACCTTCAATCCGAATTAATGACTGTTTAATTTCGTTATATTGTTCATTCAGCTTCACCATCGTTTCAAGCTGTTTATCGTAACCCTTTTCGACTGCCGAAACACGTAATTCCAAAAGCCGGATTTGGGATTCCGTGGAATAAACCCTCGAACTCATGGAAGTCCATGCACCTACAATCGACAAAATGATTGTTAACGCCCAGCCTATCCAGGTTTTTGGAGTAATCTTATCACTTTGATTAACCATGTCATTAGAAATATATCGCAAATTTACCAATAAGATGCTTATACGGCAAGCACTTTTATAAATAATTATTTGTAATATATTATAATATATGCTATATTTGCTACTTTAATACTAATATATTTTGTCATGAATAGGATTTTATTTATTTCGTTGATTGTTACGCTCATATCATGTGAGCAAGAAAGAGGGTTCTATCTTGACCCTACAACTATGTTGCAAATAAAAGGAGAGAAGCAAATGTCGAATGCAATTGCACAAAGAGTCTCCGAAAACCCGGAACATCTTACTCATTTGGAGATCGTCAAACGAGCTAACAATATCAGATGCTACAATGCAGCATTGAATGCTACAACCGGACTAGGTGCATCTATAGGATTTGCCGGGAAAGATACCATTTCAGAAGAACCGGCATTACTAAGATATGCCACTGATATATTACATCCTGATGGATATTTTATACCGGACTTACTTGAAGCGTATGATATGGTTATTGAAATATTTAGAGCAAACGATGACATTGACACAATCGCCTATATTCCGAATGCAGTGTTAAGAGAAGCAGAACGGAAAATTCGTTTGGCTTTTGCAGAACAGAAATACGATGAAGTGTATAGATTATTCTACAACGCATTTAAGTTTAGGCCAATAACGGGTGCTGAATATAGGGAATTGAAAAAGCAGGGATTGCATTAAAAACAAAAACCGGAGCAGTGATGTTCCGGTTTTTTCTTATAAAATGGTTCAGCTATGCTTTAATCTTTGATGCAGCGAACACAGAATCCGTACGCACGGCTTAGGGTGTTTATGTGCGCTTCGCTACTGAAGAAATACAGGAGTTTAGCGTACGTACCATGCACATCAGCTGACCAATAATAACCTTTGGTACCAACATTGAAAAGCGTATCTGAGCCGAGGAAGCGGTAGCCCGCCAGGGGCAATTTCAGAGGAGAATCAAAAGCTCCTGCCGAGCCATTACTACTCCAGCTGGCACGTTCTGCCTCCCATTCATCTGCAGTGGGTACGCGAAATCCCTCAGGACAAGGATTGTTAATATTGTATTTTTTACTCCACAGGTAATTGTTTTGAGGTGTACGCCAGTCTAAAACACCACTTTTTACGATGATAAAATAACCATGATTGGGAGTATCACGAATACTTAAAATAGTAGTTGTCGGAGAAGTGCGCTTCTCATGTCCATCCGTAGCACGTCCCCACTGATATAAATCTCCATAGGCTTGTTCATCAGTGGCTGATGTAGCAACACGGCTTGCACCAAGGTTTCGGTCCATCCAAATTCTTCCGGTGACAGGATTATAAACCTCTCCCGGATTAGTTATGTAAAATTTGATTTCATTGCCATATGAAATACCAACTGAATTCGTTGCATAGGCTCTGACAAAATAAAATTCCCCTTGCTGCAAGTTTACCAAATTGCTTGTAAAACTACCAGTCCCAATTCCATCTGTTGTTCTATTGTCGGTTAACGAAGGATTTGGTGAAGTGCTCCAACACACACCTCTTGAGGTAATCTCGGCTCCACCATCATGCGTAATAATGCCACCACACTTTGCCGTGCCTGATATTATATCTGTAACTTTAATAGTAGAAAGTTCAGGCAAGCCTAATGTTGAAGTAAAGGTTAATTCATTCCCGTAGGCAGTTCCTATTGAATTAGTAGCATAAGCCCTAACGTAGTATTGAGTTCCGGATTTTAAATTTGAAAGTGTGCTTGTATAACTTCCTACTCCTGATCCGGTCACAGTTTTACTGTTATTGATAGTAGGGCTTGGTGATGTGCTCCAACAAATCCCCCTAGCACTTACTGCTTCACCTCCATCATGTAAAATTTCACCTCCCGAAATTGCAGAAGATGATGTAATAGAAGTAATTGCAGAAGTTCTTACTTCTGGTATTGATAATTGTGTTCTAAATTGCACTTCATTACCGTACGAAGTGCCTTGAGAATTTGTCGAATATGCTTTTACATAATACGTAGTGCCGGTTTTCAATCTTGAAAGTGTGCTGATAAAATTACCAATACCGGCCCCATCAACGGTTGTACTATCATTTTTCGTGGGATTTGGTGCCATACTCCAACAGACTCCACGGGCAGTTATTGGTGTACCTCCATCTATAAAAATTGAACCTCCTGTTAAGGCTGAAGTACTCGTGATTGATGTTACCGGAGATGTAATAACTTCAGATAAAGTGAGATTTTTTGTAGTAAAAGTAACTTGCAATCCGTAAGATGTTCCTTTCTTGTTGGTTGCATAAGCTCTCAAATAATAAGTAGTGCCGGGTAAAAGGCTATCTATCGAGCTTTCAAAAGTTCCTGTTCCGGCAGCATCGACTGTCTTTGAGCCTTTAATATCCGGATTTGGAGAAGTATTCCAACAAACTCCACGGGCTATTACATCATAACCACCATCTCCAGTGATTACACCACCACTTTGAGCTGAGTAGTATGAAATTGATCTAACTTCTGTCGTGCTAACAACTGGCAACAGTTTAGGGTCAACTTCTTCATCACAACTTACAAAAGCAATTCCAATTAGAATGAAAAATAAATTCAGAATAGGCTTTTTCATAAATAGTTAGTATTTGATTATACGTGCAAAGCTATGAAATATTTCTAATAAATCCTAATTATCCCCAAAAATCACATAATCAAAACTTCCCAATGTTGCTGAACCTGAGTTAGTTCTAAGCTGCACTCTGAATGTATTGTATCCTTTTGATGTAACAACAGCACGTACATTATCAATGGTTGGCTGTATCATAACCTGATAAACTGACCCTGCTCTATGCGGAACATCATAGATGCCTGTAGCTGTATAACTGGCATTTGATGTGTTTATCTTTGCTCCCCAATAATTTGTATGAGCTCCGGAACTATCTATACTTCCACTAGCTAAAACACCAGGCATGTTCGTTGGACCTTTTAGTTCAAATCCTGTTTGACTGGAGAAATACAGATAAAGCTGATTGCTCCAAAAAGAATATAATCCATTGTTCCCAATTTTAGTTTGATTGACAAAACCGGTTGCCTGCAATAAGTCTGATTGAAACGCACCCTCAATTAAAGCTGAGTTTAATGCTATCAAGGGTATTATAGCTGAGCTTGTTGAGTAAGCATGTAATACATAAGAACCAGCTCTCAAATTGATTGTGTACAGCTTTTTAGTAATGACCCCTATACCTGTATCAGCAAAAACTATTTGACTATCCGGATTAATGATTTCTACTCTCCACCTCTTAGCGTCGCCATCTGAGGTTGTAGTTACCTTAAAAGAAATTTGTGCATCAATAGTCAAATACAGTTGTTGTGTATACGCATGTGCAGTATTCATATCAGAATTAAACCAAGTGCTCTGATAATAAAAATATGCAGTTGATGGAGAAAGCAGACTGGCAATGGATTCAACCGGAGTATCTGAAAAACTTAGATTCAATGTGGCAAGTGAATTTTGCTGGATTGTCATTCCTCCTATTCGTCCTCCAATTGCATCAACAAAACCTCTAAAGGCAATATTTCCCGAGACATCCCAGTTTATATTTCCTCCGGCAAAATGACCACTTCCATCTTTTCTGATTAACGTATTTGCAGAGCCATTTAATGCTTCACTGTAAGTTCCTCCTGACCAAAATCCAATATTGTCTGAACTTAGCCCGGACACTCCACTCGTAACAGAATTACTATTGTTTTTAAGCATCAATAAATGAGTTGCAACTAAACCTCCGTTAATATCAGTGCTTCCTTGAATTGCTTGAGTTATAAATTCCGTAGATTTTCTGTATTCCGTAGATTTATTACCTCTTTGAACTTGAAAATCTTTAACATAACACGTCATGTACGAGCTGGTAGAAATATCCACAAAATGGTAGATTGTCTGAGTGTAATTCTGCACATTAGCGATAGCTTCAATTCTTTTCCAACTAGTATTCAAAACAAAAGATCCGGCAAAATTATCAGCCAAATCCACATTGATGGAATGAGTCCCGGATATTACTTTAGCCCAAAATGAAACTACGTAGTAACCATTTCCATGTATTACGTTTGATATTCTCACATCAACACCATTTCCGCCATCTGAAGATAAAAATTCAAATCCGTTTGGAGTATTTGTAGTGTTCCTTGCTATTGTTGGTGTTGAACCTCCAGGAGACCAAACATACAGTTCTTTGCTGTCGTTGTAGAGATTTTCACCACCTACAATGATGTTATCAACATTGTCCATTTGCTGCTTGCTGATGGCTAACAATAAATTTGTTCTTGCAGTGTAATATTCATTAAACCTAGATCTGAATGTTGAGCCAACGATATCACTCGTTGTAGTGAGATTTGACAATAACGGTGTAATGTATGAATGTAAAGTAGAATATACGGCATCATAGATTGTACGACTGACTTTGAATAAATCAGCCTGAGTTCTGATAGGGCTAACTTCACTCTGTATTGATTCCCATTCCTTTAAAGCCCTTTGCTTTTCATCAGGTGTAAGTTTGTTATCATCTGAAATATCATTCAGCTGTAAAAGCATATCTTCAGGAGCTGGCGACCAGTCAATAGGAGGTGAAATATGCCCCTCGTACAAACATGCAAATTTGATTGTCATTTGTGCACCCGAATTTGGCAAATTATACACCCAAAGAGAATTGCTTGTTAATGAATTAGGGCTGGTAATATGAGCATAATACAGGCTTTCACCTTCTTGTCTGTTGAAAATTTTAGCAAGATTAAAGCCTCCGTTCCAATAAACTCCCAACATTTGTCCAATAGCAACAATTGCTTTTATAACAATCGTATATTTTTCATTTACAGATAGTGAAGTTACCTGATATTCTTTAACAAGATAGGCACTACTCGTTATTGGCATACCACTGTTTGTTAAAAGATTTCTGCCTGCAATCTTAATTGTATCATGTGGAGAAGGTGACCAGTCAGTTGCTGTGTTGCCTTTCTCCAATTTCACATGATCGATGTACAGATTATATCCTGTCGAAATTAAATAAATTGGCGCTGTTGAACCATCACCCATAAATGTAACATTAACCTTTCGCCATGTATTTAGTGGTAAGCTTGCCAGTTGACCTTGGATTGACGAATTATAACTATCTCTCCAGCCAAGACTTACACGTATACCAACCGAGACAACTTTAACCATGCAACTGAAGGTGTATACCTGTCCAGTTTCACATGTAACATGCGGAAGATATAATCCAGCATTTACCTGTCCTACCCCAGGAATGTAAATACACAAACCTCCGTCATATCCACCAGTAACACTTTGAACGACATCTGGCCCATGAACTGTCCACAAGTTGATCTTATCTTCAAAACTTGAATTAGGAAGTAAGTTAGTCCCTCCAATCTTCACATCATTCACTATTTCCCAATCATAGCCATTCCATCGCTTTAAGTGATTAGGTGTAATTGAAGTATCAATCCACAAGGTCAATCCTGTAATCGGATTTGCTGGAGGAATTGAACTTGTAAAAATATAGTCATTCTGATCTGTAAGTGTTATTTGTGCAGTACTAACTAATTTGGACATGTCAACGTAAAAAGTCTGTTCGTAAAAAAAGAGGGCTGCTACTCAACAGCCCTCGTAGAATAATTATGGGCGATTTGCTTCACAGATAATGGTTCCTTTACCATCAATTTCATCACCTGTTACCGTGATGAAGTTGGAAGAACCAGTACCCGTTGTTGTTCTTGTTCCGGCAGTGCTTCCCGAACCTGTACACACATAAAGTTTACCTCCCGCAAATTCATTGGATGTAATCGAAGCAGCAGGCCATGGACTATTTAGGAATGTTGAAACTGTAGCGGTTCTTAATGTAAGGTTGGATGTAGTTGTTCCACTTGCTACTTCATAGTATTTGGCGGTTCCATCTCCCTTTACAATTTTCACCATATCACCAGCAGCAAAAGTGATTGCAGCACCCGAATATGTTATCACACTACCTGCTCCAGCAGTATTTGACGTTATACTTCGTCCACCTGCAACGGCTGTTCGGGTTGTATCAATAAATCCGGCACGATTGCCAGGAGCAGCGCCATCGTAGAAAAACCACGTGAACGACCAGTTGGCAGTATCACCCAAACTCAGTTGACTTGCTCCGTTCCAAACCATGGGATAGATATTTGTACTTCCTACTCCGTTTTGAAGTTTCTCTCCGGCTGTAGAGATGAGCTTAACTTCATATGGATCAGAAACATCATAAATAGTAAAATAACACTGATAGATATTGCCATCAGCATCTTTAGCTTCAGCACGGAACACAGCAATATCGGCAACTGCCGTTTCGTGAATAACCAGTGTATTATGCGCTGACCAGGCATTGGAAGCCGGCAGATTACTTCCAATGTCCGATGCCGTTCCTGTTGGAGCAGATGAGGTGGAAGTGGTTTTCATTCCGTATTTCGTATTCATGGAGGTAGTAACCTGAACCGTACCATTTGACTCGTAGAATTTATAGGTAATACCCGAGGTGTCAATTCCTGCTGCACGAACCAAGTCAACACAAACTACTGCCACATTTTTAGTACTCCCGTCAGCTTGCTGAATAGCAGTCGTTCCTCTTGGTAAGAGATATACAGCATTGGTACCAGTACGGACAACTGTTAGTGTGATTTGAGCTATAATATGAGAAACCAGTCCAGTAATAGGATCGGTATAGTCAGCTTCAAAGTAGTACACTTTAGATGGAGCAGAAACCGGGTCCATGTTTGTGTTTACTGTCAGGGTTGTTCCACTTCCAATAGATGTATTAAGATCATTCGACCACTTTCTGTTTGCTAACTGTGCTGTTACATCAACTGCCGAAGAAGTACCACCAACATAAACCTTAGCACTTAATATATTGGGAGTCGATGACCAGTTTGGAACTGAGGTAACTGTGCTTTCATCCTTTGTGTAGATTTGTTGTGTTCCCTGACTAGCAGTGATAAATGCCGTTATCGGCCTTGCATCGTTATTATCAACGATGGTAATTTGTCCTGTTGAAACTAATTTTGCCATATTCTTATTTAATGATTGAAAATTTTTAAATGCTTACCTGACAATTAAATACAGCCCTACCATCAACATCATCGCTGTTGATTACGAGCACATGAGAATGAAAAGTTGAATACCTTTGATTCCAAATTGTGTCTGAATCGGGATTGTCTGATTGACGCACCCATCGAAAGGCTGTGTGAGGTAGAGTTGATGTAATTTCTTCTTTGCCTCTGTAAACCATCGCTATAAGAGTAGTATCAATTAAATCATTACGAAATGTATTTCCGTTTGTGCTGAAAATCTCTACTTTATAAGTTACGTTTTCTTCTACATCGGTTATCTTGTCGTTAATATCGGTGTAATCCCCATCCGTTGAGATGAATTTTATATTCCCTCCAATCTGGTTGTTTTGAAGGTCGAAATAGGTTTTTCCATCCGATGAAACTATCCTTTTTGTTGTAATCCTCCCGGGCAGAATTTCTGAAAATCCATACAAGGTGGCGATACTTCTGTCTCCCTGATATTCTGAGTTAACAATGGCCACCAATAGATGAAAATATCCGGTGAACTCCTCCATCTTTACTGGTTTTTCTGAAAGCAGGAAAGCGCCCGTATCCCCATCCCGCTCAACTTTGGCGTATAAGTAGTATGCCGTGTCCGGTTTATCCAAATAGGGCGACTGATATGCTTCCATAAACCATACTTTCCGGTTGTGAGAAGTGGAAATCTGTTCAACCCCGATAGTCATGTGCTGAATAACCCCTGCTTCTGCACGTAGAATCTTAGTTCCGGCATCAAAGGAAATAAGGTGGTTTACTTCGATGGAAGTATCACTTGAATCAACAAAGCGGAATTGCAGGCTTTCATCACCAACCAAAAGCTGCATCGTACTGATGGTTACGGGGGATATCGAGCCGTTAAAGTTGGAGAAAGCATCTTTGAGTAGTTCGGTTGTTTCTTGCGCTGCACGAAATCCCCTTTTTGCAAACCGTATAGACTCTTGATGTTTTTGTTCCACTACGACTTCGGTTGTTTCCAGCTTTTTAATGGTATTGGAAAAGCCACCTCCGATAGTCACATTGGAAAGTTCTATCTCAGGACTGTAAGGAGAATTGATGTAATCCTTAATGCCAATAATGCGTATCAGCACTGGTTCCGCCTGAAACTGTTCGTCGGTAAAAGCCACATATCCACCCAATCGGATTTTTGAACCTATTTCCAGCCATTGCCTTTTTGCCCAAATCGGGTCGAGCTCACCTGTGAAGGAAAAACGAGGGTCTTCATTCTCGTATAAATATCTGACAGCTTCACGGAACATATCCCATGAAGAGCCCGATTTATCAGAGTTATTGCATATGTATGCCTCAGGTAGTGAAATCCCGAAGATAGCATAGGAATCATCGATAACAGGTTTGAAGATTTCATTAGGCATTATCTGCCCATCAATTTCCTGAGGGACAATCTGGAATTTTCTATCCTGATGAGAATAGTCGCAGTCAAACTCCTTTCCGGCAAGCATTCCGGATTGAAAAACGACAGTCATTTTTTCACCAGCTATAAGACAGTCCTTGTAGTTCAGCTCTTCCGGAATGGTGGCATCGATAAAGTCGTAAAAATTCTTTGAGGCATTTACCACAACCACTGAAGAAACCTTTCCAACCCGTGATGGATAGAAGTGAGCACAGTCCAGGCTATCTTCCACGTTGAAAGAAATAGTCTTATCCGCCTGACTAACGAATAGTCCGGATTCATCGGTTTGGTATGTTCTACCTTCGTAGGTGAGTGTTTGGCTCTTAGGAAGTAAAAGCTCTGTTGATCCGTACTTGCTGGCATCGATGTTTCGGGTTCCTCCCTGCACAAAGAGAATATCTATTGCGTTAGAGTTCTCGAAATTCTCCCTTCTTACTCCCGTTCTAAAGCCGTTCCCTTTGCCATAGGAAAGAGCCAATGGAGATTCCTTGCCATATTCTACTTTATGTAGAGAAATGATTTTTCCAATTATTTCAAATTCTGTTTCGAAAGCATCTGCAATGAATTTCAATGCTTCGTTACAGTTGTTATGATTAAAAGAAATGGTTTTCTCACTTGCTTCAATACAAGTACCCAAAGTCCAGCCCGGCTCCCTTTGATTGAGGTTGTCCAATAGCATGGCCATAAAATCTGAAGGCTTACCAGTGAGTGAGAATTTCAGCTTTCCTGTTGTTGTATCCCTGAACTTATAAAGCCCCAGTTTAGCGGCATAAGCCTCCAAAATAAGCGTATATTCAAGACTGCGGGTGTGGTTTTTCCTTATATTTTGAGGCCGTAAAAGGGTATAAGTTTCCCCCTGATGCAAACAGTATGCACCAACAGGGATTTCTATATGTTCAAATAGCTGTACTTTGAGGGTGATGGAATCCTCCCCCATAATTCTTCGATTCCGGTAGCTATCATCCCCTACAATCAAATCAACTATTTCATCACCACCTTTATCAAATAACTTCATATCCTACGTTAAGCAAAACACAACATCAAATTCACACCACACACCGTTTCCAAGTGTAAAATGCCTTATTTCAGAGCGCTTGTAATAGCATTTATATATCCGGCCATCAACCCCCAAATCCCTTTCCTTTGGAAGTATTAGGTCGTGCAGAAAAGCATGGTAATTTGTAAGGAACTGATAATCGTACTCACACCGGAGAAAAAGATGAAGGGTTACTTCCCGGGCTTTCCTCCTTAGTTTTGTTTCATCGACTTTTTGTCCATGAAGTGAAAGAGAGTTGATGAGGGTTACCTCTTTTGCTGCCGGAGCTTTTCGGGTATTTGAAAGCGTGTTTTCCAACACCTGAATACCGTAGGAACTTAAATCCACTCCATCAATTGAAACACCCTGACTACCTACTTTGAGCCAGTATGGTGAAGTGTAGGTATATCCATCAATGGGCACATCTTGGGAAAAAGTAAGCGTAAACACAGCACCGGAATACAGCTCAAACGATTCACAATCCATGTAACGAAGTGTGATATTAAGCCCTAAATCCGGAAACATGAACTCTGATTTAGTAGTGGATAAAAGCGTTGCTATGAACTCATCAATCCTTCCTGAAAGTGAAATGAAGTGTAATTTGCGGATTGCAACATCCAGCTTTGGAGCTGACAAATCCACTTCAAGTCCATCTTCTTCTGCCCAACTGTTTTGAAGTGGTTCCTTTAGTGGTGGATAAGAAAGCAGTGAAGCATAGCTGTCCTCCATCAGATAAACACCCATGCTTTCAGAACTAATCCCATTAACAATAAAAACACCGTTCATCCTCTTATGTACACTCCTTTGATGTTAATATCATCGATACCTGACTTTAAACTACCCAGAAACTTTTCTATCGTTTCAAGCCTTGAAGTATGGCTTTCAATACCCGATAAGTATTTCAGTGATTGAGCACTGTTTATCAGCAAGCTTTTAATGCTTTCTGAGATTTGATAAGTATGCGCCTGAATAGCGGTAAACCTGCCGTTTAGCTCATTGGCAGACTCCTGAGACATCGACTGAAAACCTTTGCTGGCACCCACTCGGGCATTGGTGAAAATATCGAAGCCCTGTTTGGCCAGTTCTTCCTGTACCGTTGTCATTGCCTGAGAGTATTCTCCCAAAGCATTTTTATAACTTTCCGAAAACCGAACAATATCATCCACAATATTTTGGTCTCCATCATAGCCAAAGCTATCCATCATCTCCTTTTCGAGATTATTGAATAATCCTTCGAAGTATTGAGCAAAAATGAATTGTGAAAGTATATCCTCTATTACCGTTGTCACTTTACCTTTGAAGGAATCAACAGCCCCGAAGACATCTCCACCTCGAAAAGCATTTACCAGCTCATCGGAAAGCATCGAGCCAATTTCTCCGGCCAGATCCGAGAAGGTTTGACGCATTTGCTCCTGCGCTTCCCGGGCTTTATCGGCTATCTCCTGCCAGTTATCAATGATAGACTTTGTTGCTTCATCCAGTTTATCGTAATCAGCCAGTATCTGAGGGTTGAGTTCGAAAGTATCTTTGTCGAATATCTCACCATAGGTTTTAGCCAGTGTCTCAAATACCGGAACTGTTTTGGTGGTTACAGCTCCTGCTATTCCTCCGATAACAGCACCAATAGCTGCTCCCAGCAAGTTGCCTATTACAGGGATAAAAGAGCCCACGGCTGCGCCTATGGCAGCTCCTGCGCCTATTCCTGTAGCGACATTGCCGGCATCTACCTGTTGTTTGGTTCCGGTTTGTACCTGTCCCTGAGAAAGAGTGTTGGCAGTTGCTTTGAGCTCCAGCATAGCAGATGAATACTGCCGTGCTCCGGCTATAGCCTTTGCATAGGGATTTTCTACACCGAAGATGTTGGATTCCCTATAGGCTTCCATCTCGATGCGAGCCAATGACATGTTGTGAGCTGATTCGAGTATCTTTTGATTCCAGTCCTCCTGAGCCTGCTTGTTTTCAGCTATCTGATTGCCTACCATGGAAAGCAGTGTGGAAAGTCCGGAAATACCAGCACTGACGATATCCGTTGAAGTAGCGTTTTTATCAAATGCAGTAAGCACATCATCCAAACTACCTGATATGCCGGAAATAGCTTTTCCGATTTCACCTAGTGCTCCTGAAAAGGTAGAAAGTGAGTCTCCTAACTCACCCAGTGAATCAGAAAGTTTTCGGGCCATCTCAACAACCTTTTCCCATGCCTTAACATCCAGCATCTCATCGGCTGACTCTTTAGCTTCATCCAGTGCCGTTTTGAGTTTCTCGACATCGATACCAGCTTCTTCAAACAGTGCTAACTGCTCGTCGGTAAAAGTCACTTTACCGATGATTTCCTTAACCTTTGAAAGCTCGTTGTAGGATAGTTTGGTGATATCCTTGAATAGCGGAAGTGCCTCTTTGATTTTGGAAGTGAGAAAATCCGTTCCATCACCAAAAAGGTATAAGTCCAACAATCCGGAACCGTTATCCTGAAGCACTTCTTTGGCCAGCTCATCGAGTGCTTGCTTCATTTGCTCGTTGGCAACCTTTACAGCCGAACTATCAGCTCCGAATTTGGTTGAAAGCTCGGCAATGTCCTTTTGAAACTTCTCCTCGATGCTTTTCCTTTGTTCAGCATAGGTTTGGTATTTCACAAGGAGTTTTTTGTACACATTACCCTGGGCAACGTCGTAAGCCTTACTTTCGGCATCCCTCATGCGTTCAAACTCATCGGCCTGCTCCTTAGGTAGAGTGATGGAGTTTTCGTTAAAAGTTCCCTGACCACCTTTTGCTTCCCATTCCTTTTTGGCATGATTGCGAAGAACCTGAAGAAGTTCATCCTCCTGTCGGTTGATTTCGGTAATCTTTCGACGGAAATTAAGTTCCAGTTGAGCCAGCTCTTTGGCAGAACCATCTTCCAATAGTTCGAGTTCTGCTTCCACACGTTTGAAGTATAAATCCTCCTTTGTCCGTTGGATTTCAATCTTTTCGTTCTTAATCTGATCGAGTAGTTTAGCTGAGTTTTTATCCTCCTTTTCAGGTGCTGTGAAATCAGGACTGTCAGGAGTTACCTTAAGCATTTCTTCCTGAAGCTTATCAATCACCAGTGAGTATTTGTGTGCCTCATCCGAAAGTCGCTTGTAGATGTCCATGGCCGCCTTTTCTCCGGCAAACATCTCATTCTCCCGACCACCGTATTTTTTAGCTACTGCATTAGCAAGAACATCCCTATTTTTGGCTTTCCAGCTATCGAGTGCCTCCTGAGCTTCTGCCTGTTTAGCAACAGCGATTCGTACCTGTTCGGTGTATTTGAGCTTCTTTACATAGCTATCCAGTGCTTCGGAATTATTATCTATCAGCGTCCCTTCGGTAGTGAGTGATGCGTGATATTCGGGTACAATCTCCTTTATTTTATCCAGTGCTTTCTTTCTATCGGAATAACCCTTAGTGGAATCATCCAGCACCTTTCTAAGGCCTGAAAGTTCCGTAATCTCCGCTTTGATATTAGTCTCCGCTTCCTTTGTAATGTCGCCCAGCATTTGAGTTTCTGATTGGGCTTTCTTTGCACTGCGGGCGTAAAAGGTTAAAGCAGTTGTTAGTGAAACAACAGCCATTGTTGCTGCAACATAAGGATTGGCCAGCATGGTTTTATTGAGGAGTTTTTGAGCTCCTTCAACCATTACCAGCGCTTTGAACTTTGCCAGCTCAGCAACTGTCCAGCCCTTGCTTAAAGCGATGGATGTGGATTGAGCAACATTGAATACCATCACAGCAGCCTTGTAGGTTCCATAAAGGGCAACAAGGGATGCAATAATTTCTCCCACCTTTTGGTAGTTTTCCACCAAATACGAAGCACCCGAAATAGCACTTGTAATTACACCTTCCGATGATTGACCCATCTCGTTAAACATCTGATCGATGGAGTCCCGTAAGTTGGAAAGCTGCCCTGTGATGGATTTGGATTGCTCCTGCATCAGATTGTGAAACATTCCGGATGAGCTCACCATGTTTTTGAAAGCCTGCTCGACATGCTGAAAGGAAAGCTGACCGGATGATGCTAAGTCCATCACTTCTTTTTCTGTTACCTGAAGTACGGCTGCAAGCTCTTTGTAGATCGGAATTCCTCGACCTGCAAATTGCATCAGGTCTTTGGTCATCACTTTACCCTGAGCGTTAAGTGTTCCGTACAGGTAGATTATATCTCCAATCTGCGAACCAACACCAGCAGCAACGTTACCCAACATGGTGAGATTTTCACGGATACTATCTGCTGTAAATCCATAAGCTAATAACTGTTTAGCACCCGATGCCACCCCCTGAAGGTCGAATGGAGTGGTCGCTGCAAAGTCCACAACTTCCAGCATGAGTTTATCTGCCCTCTCCTTGCTTCTGAGCATGGTGGTAAAAGCGATCTCCAACTGTTGGAATTCTCCTCTGACGTTTGCTATCTCACGGGCAAAATTGGTTGCCTGCTGAATGGTAAAAACAGTTGCAACAGCCCGGCTAAGGTTGCTAAGGGTATTATCAATCCTGTTACCCTCATCAACCGCCTTTTGGCCGATGCCACCGATAAGCCCTTTGGCTTTTTCAGCATCCTTCTGTAATTGGGAATTATCAATACCTGTTGAGTACCATATTTTTCCGGAATCGTTAATCATACAGCATGCTCCTTATCAGATGTTTGTTTCGTGGGTCATCAGCATCAATATCACCGTTATCCTCTTCATACGTTGGCAATACTGCACTGTACAGTACAAGATTGGCGTAGCTTAATTCAAATAAAATTGCGTTGAAAGTTAGTTGTGGAAAGTTTTTGGCCATACCGGCAACCAGTGACCAGATACTGTCGTTTTCTACACCACCCCCCTTGTTTTTCTTAGAATGTTTATTTCGCAAAGGGAAGTGGTAAGCCCGAAAAAATCACCTATCTCCATCTTTGATAGTTGGTTTACGATGAAAGAATTCACTTCGCTTGGCCGGCATTCAAAAAGAATTTTATCGGCCAGTTCATCAACTTTTCGGGCATGAGGAGTTTTAAGGCGATTTAAGAGCGTTTTTCTTTCGGAATGATAAAAAATATGCCTGTCGACGCCCAATATTAATATTGCGGCTATTTTGCCCAAAATCTGGCATTCTCTGGCTATCATTAGTGACCCGAAAAACACTTCATCGTTTTCGAGCTTGATGTCCGGTAGTTTTGAAATCAATCTCGACACCTGAATAAGTGTGGCAGTAGTAGGTGGAGCCATTGGATACTCCTTACCGCCTATCATGATTTTTCCAGCTTCCTGAAAAATTGTACTTGCTACTTTTTCTTCAACTCGCATATCGTCCCTTCATAAAAAAATAGTTGCGAGGGGTGGAATCGAACCACCAACCTTCTGTTACTGATAAACAGACGAACAACCGTCGTTCTCCCCCGCTAAAAAAGAGGCTATACAGCCGATCCCGTATAAGGTTTGCACATCTTACCATTTGCAGGTTTGAGTGCTTCAAAAGTGTATTTGATGAGCTTTCCATCAGCCGAACTCCATATCTCTTCCACACTTACCAGTGCTTTTTCAAACAAGAATCCTTCTGCTGTCGGGTCTTCCGGTGTTAAACGAATTGCATATTTGGTTGCAATCACACCATCGTTATCCTCGATGGGCCGGGTATCTCCGGGCTTAACGAATACCTCACACTCGAAAGTGTAGGAGTTTTTGGAATAGCACATATCCACTAAATCACCTCCTTCTGCCCTTGCTTCCCTTTTCTTTCCCTTGGTAGTGGAAAGACGTGCACTATCCTCCCGAACTTCGGGAAATGCAGTATATGCAGGAGAAGCAGGCAAAGCACCATCAACATACGGTGCTACTTCTATTTTTGGTTTTCCCCATGATAAAGCCATAACTTCAAAATTTTAAAATGTCACGTAATCGAATCTCAACTTCACATTTACAAAGTGTTGGTCGGTTTCTTCTGCTTTGAAAGTCTGGATAAGTGAATCCAGCGAAAAGCGATATCCATCCTTTTTGAGGGATGAAATAACCCCCTGACACAACTCCTCAATCTGATTGCACCGGGCGATGTTTTTTACCCTGTTCTGACCACCAAACTCAATGTCCGGAATGAAGATATTGATGTTTACAATCCCACGCTGGAATTGGCCATCAATACCTGTCAGAAATGAGACAATCGCATCCTCCTGATGAGAGTTGAAAGGGCGCATTCCATCACGGTATATTCCGCCCGAAATAGCCGTTTTAAGCGGGCTATCCCTGATGAGCTGAAACACTTCCTTTTCAAATGTACTTCCGGTCTTTTTCATTGCACTTTGAATCCTAACTGCCGTAATAATTTGGGCACTAACTCCTCTGCCAGTAATTCTGATTTTTTGAGGACGTTGCGTTTGGTCTCCACATAAGCTGCGTAATTCATTCCGGCAACCACTATCAAAACCAACCCTTTTTGGTTGTTGGCAATAAGGCTTTTCAGGAAATTCTTTCCCTCTTTTACACCATCATCACCATCTTTTTCCTGATGAAAGCCTGACCTGCTAACAACTCTTCCCTCTTTTAGTATCATATATCCGATAGAGCTGCGTAAATTACCCGTTTGATCGATGTAGCCGGGATTGAGTTTTGCTTCCCGAACACAAAGGACACCTGCATATTCAAGCATATAAATGAGTTTGGCCTCCCGCTCTTTCAGACGTTTGGCTAAATACTCATCAATGAGTGTTTGTGGTGTTTTCTGTTGAATAGGCATCACACGGTAATTTTCACACGCTTTACGGATTCCAACACTTCAAGACTTAATACCTGCTTTTCACATACCAGCTCCTTTTTGGAGTTGGAAAGTAGAATGAAATCTGCTTTGAACGACATATCCTTCAGGGTGATGGTAAAGGATGATTCCTGAAACTCTTTACCCACGTAAACCCCCTTGTTGGAAAGCGTATTGGCAGCGTACTGACAGGGGATATATTCTCCCCATGTCTTTACTGCTGCAATAGGTTCTCCATCCTCGTTGATACCTCCTAAGGTTTGATACATCGCCCGAACAAATCCCTTCATGCTACCAAATGTTTGAATAATCCCTGATGGTTGGCTTTGTGACATCCTCTAAGCCCAATTCCCGACTCAGAGATGAATAGTAGAGTTTTATAGCATCCAAATTCCATGTCATTGATACACCTCCCTCTGAAACAGATGCCTGAACAGGCAACCAAGTGCCCAGACTCCGATGAATCGCTCGCTTTATATCATCAACACACACATCGGAATCCGGGTCAAGACTGTTCTCAACAACTATTAAATCAATCAACGAATCACCAACTTCAAACTTTGAAAGAGCTATTTGCAGGTATTGCCTTGTAGTCATAGATTAATCCACATTCAGAATGTACACCTTATCGATGGCTTCAAATGCCGGGAAAGCATTCAACTCAACAGCCGTGAATTCTGCCCACGGGTCGTTTTCCTGCCATTTGCTGAGTAATGCTCGGTTGTAAACGGCATAGTTTACGTGCTGAACGGGCTGCATCTGTTCCAGACAAACAGCGTTTTTGATTACTCCCAGCTTACCCGATGGAATGAAAGAAATGTTTCCTTCCTGCCATGGACGAATAGTATTGATTACACCATCCTTTTCAATTCCAATCACTTCATCTACCAGTTCGATAGGTGGAAGTAAGTTGGCCTGCAGGTACTCGTTAACCTTTGCAATAGTAGCAATTGCAGCACCTTTTTGCAATTGATTGAAAGAGATTAAGCTATCAATCACTTCCTTGCTTTTAGCCAACTGCATGGCCTGCGTCATGCTCATCAGAATTTTTTCAAACGAGTGACCTTTCAGTCGGGCCTGAGTAACAACATTGGTAATGTCGGTAAGTGGTGTGGAAGTAAGCGGATTGCGCCACTTGCGTTCAGCAGTGGTAGTAACCGAAAGCTTGTTATCCAACGGCATCAACAGGTCTAAATCCTCCTTTAAGATGATACCGTCTGGGTTGTTATCCACAGTGAGCGAAATCTTTCCGGTAGAGATGGCCTGAAGAACCATAATGTCCAAACGTTTGTGTGGAGCACTTCCGGCTTTCTTCACATCATCGAATAAGAAGTCCAACAGCTGGGCTTTCTTAGCTGCTTCATCCAGACTCGATGCCTGAAGAGCAAGGAAATCACGGTAATCACCTTCACGCATGGAGAATTTCTGCTTAATAGCAGGAATTTCACCCTGATACTTGCTCATTTCTGAACGAGCCCTCAACGGTGCTTCCGAAGAACGATTGACAATCGAAGCGGCTGCTTCAATACGGCTTGCACCTACCACCGAAGTGAAGGTAAGGGTTTGTTGTGCCGGAGCCCAACCAAAGTATTTAGGATACCAGTTAGGAGCGAAACGGTCGAGACTATTGTCGATGATAGCCTGCAAACTGCTTGCATATACCCCAAAAATGGATTGTATTTTAGACATATGTTATCCTCCTTAATAAGATTGTGAGAAAATAATAAGAGGTAGTTTTGCCTGAATAGCTTCCGGAACCGGCACAATCCTACGTGCATAAACAGTTCCCCGAAGCACTACGGCAACATCAGCAACTCCGTTAGAGTCTATGACAACATCCTCGTAAAGTAAGCCTTTGAGTTGGGTGTAACCCTCATCGTTCACATACAAAGCATCTCCAACCGAAAAAGCAACTCCCAGCGTTGCAGAGAGTTTCACCACATCGTAATCCTGATGGGTGGTGTTGATTTCAGTGATGTTTTGTGATCCGGAAGCTGTACCGCAAGTGAGAGCCATACCAACTTTGAGCCGGTGCCCTTTGGTTACTTTGTAATCAGTAGCAGAAGCGGTTGCGCTTGCCTGCATTACTGCAAACTTGCCAACCTTTGCTTTGCGTGTGGTATCGTCAAAACCGATTGGAATTCCGGCAGGAACAACTGTACCTTCGGTGCTAAATGCTGAATCATGCAGCAAATAACCACCTTGGGCAACCTGAGTGTTTTTACTCTGCCAAATAGGAATTCCAGCCCGTGCATATTCTTTTTTAATCTGCATAGCTTAAATTTCAAAAGTGAATAAATGATTGATAGTTATTCCTGTCGGGTGCCTGCCCAGGCTTTAATGTCGGCAGTAACCGATTCCTGAGAAACAGTCCCTGCAGGAATGCCAGGGCGGGGGAAGCTTCCCAATCCGGAGTTTGCAGCCTCCTGCGTAAATGCTTCAAGATTTTGCTCGGTTTCAGATATGAAAGAGTTGAACTCCTCCTCATTCTGAAATTGCATCTTACCAAAACTGCTCATTACAGTTTTCTTAAATGCTTCCGGAGCTGCTTTGAGTTTACGCTCGAGAGTTTGCTTACGTGAATCGGTGATTTTTCCGTTCTCAAGAAGTGAGATTTTTTCCTGAAGGGGTTGTACGGCAGCCTGAATGGATTGTTTGATAATCTCGGCTACCTCGTCAGGAGTTTCTTGTTTGGAAGTTTCGGTTTTGTGTGATTCCGGTTGGTGTTTCTTGTCAACAAAATCATACTTCGAGCGTAGTGTGCTCTCAAAGGTTTTGTTGGCATTGGAAACTTCCGAATCAACCTCACGTCTCCATTCTTTGATGAAATCAGTAACTTTCTCGACCGTTAGTTTGTCGATGAGTGCCTGTGCTTCGGATTCATCAGCAACCTGTAACGCCAGTGAGCGTGCCAACTGCTGCAATCCGTCTTTTCGTGCCTGTGTGAATTTATTAGTCAACAGCGCTAAAATCTTCTCGTTCATGGATACTTAATAAGTATTTTAATAAATTCTTTCAGACAAAAATAAAACAGAAAATGCTTATTTGACAAGCACTTTCTGTTAATTAAACATAATCTCAACAATTTGATATTGAATGAGTTCCGTTGAATTATCCTGACATATCCATAAGGTTACATTTCAAACTCGATTTCATCCTCACTCGACATCCAACTGCAATTGGAAAGGTGGAATCCGTTATCCGAAAGGTAATTTTCAATCATGGTGCTTTCAACAACGTCGTTCTCTTCGGGTATGATGATGTTTTGTAGGTGTGTTACCTTACAGCATGAATAATCCATTACTACTACATTGACTGTTTTCATTGCTTTCAAAAATTATAATCATAAAACTTCACTGGCTTATCACTCATTTTATACCTTCCATGACTGCCGGGCTTTCCCCAGCCGTTTTTGGTAAGAGTGATTGTTTCAAGTGGATAATCCGGATTACTGGTACACTCCCAACGTTGAGAATCGTTATCCTCGCAGTGGGCAGCAAAACCACCCTGATGGAAAGTTTGAGGTGCCACCTTTAGCACCGCATCCATTTTTCGGATCATTACTTTTTTCGGGCTGACTACTTCTACAACTTCGTAAGGTTCCACATCTGTCCAAAGATATAGGTTGCAGAATGGTTTGATGTCTGTATTCGTTTCCATTTTACTTGATTTTTGATAATTCTATTAAAATGTGATTAGCTACTGTTAGCTGGAAATTTTATAGTTAGAGCGTTTTTTTAAGACTATACTTCTGTTTGATGATTTGTATTGCTTCTTGCTTGATTGCTTCTGTATTGAGCTGTAATGACTGGTAGAAGCTTTCTTTTCCGGTTAATGATTCCTGGGCTATCTGAAGAATTCGTCTTTCATCTGCGGTTAGTCCTATCCGGAATGTTTTGAAGATTTTCAATGCTCCGGCAATGTCACCGGAGCTGAATAATGAAAGGGCTTTGTTAGTTTTGGTTTCCATGATTAGTATACTGCTATAATTGTGCTGTTCAATACTATGGTAAAACCACCTTTGGAATCAGGATTAGCATTTATGATATATTTGGCCCTGCTAATGGCATCGTCTAAGTATGTAAAGCTATCACAGAAATACTCGTTATAAAACAATTCGTAGGTGAATGTTAATTCTGAATGTATTTGCTTTTGCGTAGTCATAACTATTTAGTTTTTAGTGTTTTAATTATGATACAAACTTACTAAGGATTGGGAATATTTGCAAACAGCTATTCGCATATAACTAACTGATTTATATTTGTTTAACTAATATTTTCGCACAAAAAAAGGGAGTGATTTACACCCCCTTCTGAGCATTCAAAATTATGATTACCTTGACATTAACAGCTCACTTGCTTCGCTTAGTTTTGAACAGTTGGCTTTCCAAAAGTCGTTTATCAGAGTATCCCAGTTGGTTTCTTCGTTGACCTTGATGGTTTTATATTCACCGTTGAATAATCGGTATGCGAGTGACGCACCTCCTTCTTTAAAGTAGGAATTGAAAAAGCTCTCCGGATAGAAACAGATAATATATGTTCCGAAGCAGTAGTTCCGTAAACCAGAAGGAATACTTTCCAGCTTCTCGAGATTGCAGTCAGGTTCAAATCTAAGCTCATATCCGTTGTTATACGGCTTCATCTCGAATTCAAAACCTTCGATGTAACCCTGAGCCTCCATTGCGGAGAAGAAATCGTAAAGTAGCTGGCCAGACCTTTCAACTGCTTTTTTGCTGATTGACTGTGCCGATAATAATGGATTGTTGAATAATGCTGTCATAACCAATTGTTTTATAAATGATTAATGTGATCGTGTTTTGATACAAACTTACTAAGGGATTTGGTGAAATGCAATCTTTCAGCACAGGACAACAAGCTGATTTACAATTGTTTAACTTAATCAAACATAGTCAAATAAAATATTTTTTACACTTCTTTGTGTTTTATAAATGTATATTTGTATATTTGCGCTAAGATGAACTATGAAATGTTGATTGACTATTGAATATTGTGCTGACATGATTTCCTGTATATACATATGTGTTAAAACAGCAAACCTAATGTATAGTGCTGATTGTGTTATAGTTAATGTTTGAATTAAGAATAACTAAGTAGGATATATAAACAATCAATATGTAGATACAGAAAAAGGAGGTGTAGATATAAACGTGTTGAACTAAACCGTCCCGGTAATTAAAATTCGTGATAATTTTGAGGTGTTAAACACTTTAAAAATTATCATCATGAGTAGCTCATTTCAACCTTTCGAGGATCTGCTGACCAAGGAGATGCAGATTCGCAATTACAGTGGACGCACCATTAAAACCTACTGTTCTTTATTAGTAAATCTGGAGCATATTATTCAGAAATCTTTGTATGAAGTCGATACCGAAGACTTCAAGTCCCGCCTTCAATACCTGATTACCCAAAAAAGGGCCTCCGTCTCCACTATCAATCAGCTGATCAGTGCCTTTAAATTATTTTATGTTGATGTTTGCCATCGTGAATGGAAGGAATTTCATGTAAAAAGACCAAGATCAGAGAAAAAATTGCCTGTTGTGTTATCGCTTTCTGAGATTGGACGTATGATATCGGTCACTTCTAACCTCAAACACAAAGCGATTATCATGCTTACCTATTCGGCTGGTTTGCGTAAAATGGAAGTGATACAAATGACCCTCAAAGACATTGATTCACAACGCATGCGAGTCCGGGTGGTACAGGGAAAGGGTAAGAAAGACCGATATACTTTACTTTCTGAGACAACCCTTTTTGTGCTTCGCCAATACTATCTATCAGAAAGACCCTCGACGTATTTGTTTGAACCAATAGGAAGTAAGGGCAAACAGATGTCTGAGACGATGGTTAGTCATGTTGTTATGAGTAGTGCCAAAAAAGCCGGCATTAAAAAAGATGTGACTGTACATACTTTAAGACATTCTTTTGCAACTCATTTGCTTGAAGCCGGGGTAAACATTAGGCAGATTCAGGAATTCATGGGTCATACCTCCTTCAAAACAACAGCAACTTACCTTCACATTGCCCGTTTGAATCCCAGCAGCATTACCTCTCCATTAGATGCCATAATAATCTCGATATAA